TCCATAGGGTTTTTCATTGCGCAGTTCGATTCCGGCGTTGGCCATGTGGCGGCTGCGGAATACCGTCTGGGTTTTCTGCCGCTTCTGGCGCAAGGTGATCTGCTCGTCATCGTCACTGACTTGTTGGGGTGCCGTGATGGCTTTGAGTCTCTTGTAGCATTCCAGGGTGTCTTTGGCATCGGCGAGCGCTCGGTGTTCCTCGGTTTTGTTGATGCCGGTGCGTCGCATGACGTCTTGGAGGGTGTGGCTGGTGGCAGTCGGGTATTTCTCCCGACTGAGATCCGCAGTGTCGAAGGTCTCGTTGCCGAGGTTGGGAAGTCCGGCGTCTTGGAATGCCTGGTTGAGGAATCCGATGTCGAATTGGATGTTGTGGCCGAGTATGGGCAGGTCGCCGATTCGGCGGCGTAGCTCGTGTATGACATCGACGATTCTCGGTTGTTCTTTGAGCATGTCATCGTCGACACCGGTCAAATTGGTTATTTCAGGCGGTATCAGAATGCCGGGATTGATAAGTTGTGAGTATTCGCCAATCGATTCGTCGTTTTTGACGTACACGATTCCGATATCGATAATGCCGCATGTCTTCGGACTGAAGCCAGTGGTCTCGAGATCGAGAACGATGTAATCGGCATCAGGGTGGTCACCGCTTTCGTTACGGATGTGGTCGTCTGAGCTTTTCTCGGCATGGAAACCTGCGGCACCGGCCACGAACGGTTCCTCAGGAAGGTCAACAGCCGAGGCAGTGGAGTCTAGAATCGTTCGCGCATCAGCTTGCCCTGTGATGCCAGCTATGCTTCCCTCGGTCTTTTCGGTCGCGGTTTTGGCTTGCTTTCTCTTGAATTCTTCCGGGTCTTTGATCATGTCACCTATGATCCAGAGCACCAATCCCACGAAAGCCAGTGCCACCGCCACGATTATCCCGAATATGAGCCCCAAAAGGTTTACCTTGAATCCGGCAACCACGAACAACAACGCGAACAGCCAGGCTATGGCGGCGAGCGCTCGGAACGCAATCATGC